GCATTATTCCTTTACCGTTGATTTCGTGACAAATTTTGTTTCGCGCCGATGCTGTGTGCATGATGCATATCAGTGCAAGTGCCAGTGCTAATTTCATCGATTGTTTTCTTATTATCTGGAAAGCAAATGATATTGCCAGAAATCAATCCTAGTTTTAATCTTTGGTCGCCAAATCCCATTTGCCGCATCGTCAAATCACGCTCCATGTGCCAGAGGCGCAACAGTTCTGGCACCCAAAACGGAATTTTTCTGTTGCCATTAAGCCACGCGTTAATAGATTTTTCTGAACGCTTCAGTTTTTTTGCAATGATTTTTACGGTCAATCCTTGGCTGTAATATCTGAGTTCTTCGGGGTTTCCATATCGAGTATTTGGATAACGCATTCCAATCCTTTGAGCATAAAAAAAGACCAGCAAAAGTAGGCTGGTCTTCCTTGGTTTACCATCCCATAAATGAGGCGGTACTCGGTGGTTTGCACGATATAGAAGTTCGTATAATTTATACTTCGCTATCGTGCAAAATAGTTGTTACGCCGTACGCTGAATCCTTGCCCAGCTTACGTTTGCAGCGCGTAACAACGAATTAAAAGACAAGGACAATTTGTCTAAAGCCGCCTTCACATGGTGGCTTTTTGTTTTGATTTCCAATTCTCTTTTGCTCACTGCTTTCACGGCAGTTTCAATATCAACTCCAGCTTCTTTTGCTAAAAGAATAGTGCGGCTGCAGTTCGGAAAATGGGTCTGTTTGACATAGCTTTCAAATGTCTTTTGCGGCATGTCCAAAGCCTTCGCGGTTGCATTCACGCTTCTGCCTTTCAACACCATTTCTATTAATTTCTCGTAAGTCATAGTAATTCCTTATTTTGATTTGTTAGTTCTTTAGTGCTAATGTCCAATCACTCCTAGCACTAAAGTACTAAGCGTTTAAGGGCTTAGCAGTTTGGCGCTACGGGTTAACCATACCACAACCATAAATTCAGTCTAGAGGCTAGAAAACCATGAAAACACTTATTCATATCATCTTCGTAAAAGTCATCGCTGGCATCTCCAAAAAAACGCAAAACGCATACGACATGCGCATGGCCCAATGTATTGCCCAGGTAGCGAACAAAGAGGGCGTTATCGAACCTCTGGTTGGTGAATTGATCTTGCCAGCCGATTACAAGGACCTGCAGCCCGGCTATTACCTTGTTGATTTTCGTCTGTCTGTGACCAATGAAAAACGCATTGAGTCGGTCGTTAATTCCCTGACGCCATGCAATGACAAGGGCGTCCCTGTCGCTCCTGCTGCGCAAAAGCAAGCTGCTTAATTTTTTAAGGGGTGGGGTCATGGGTCGATGCTGTGATTTTTGTGGGTTCTCGGTTGAGGAAAACGGCGATTTCGTCGAATGGCAGGACGGCACAATTTGTTGCGATCACTGTCAACCAGACTTCGAACCGTCTTCAGAAAATCAATGCGAGATATGCGGCGACGTGAAATTCGAAGATCAGTTCGTTGATATGACTCCACCCCTTGTTTGTGCCGATTGTCTGCATGCCGGTGTCGATTAATGACTACGTGTGCAGTCGCCGTATTACAGCCGGACGGGTCGCTAACACTGCGCCTTGATCCGACTGCAATTGACGTCACCAATTGTTCTTACGTTGTGCTTTCAGGTAGCGATGCTGCTACGTCAGTCTGGACGCTTTCAAAAGAGGATGGGGCGTTGTTTTCTTCGGGGGTCGTCTCCGTTTGGTTTACTGCTTTCTGTATGAAGCAGCTTTTTAATCTCATTAGAGGGAGTCATAGCAATGAAACTTCGTAATCAAGCAATCAAATATGGCCGCAAGGTCGCCGCTGTTGTAACGCCAATCGCTTTGTCGTTGGGTATGTCGGTCGCTAACGCGGCTGTCGATCTGTCCGCTGAAGCAACTTCCGCAAAAGCTGACGTGAATACCAATGGTGAATTGATCATGGGTATTTTGTTCGCTGTCGCCGTGTTCGCATGGCTGCGCCGCGTCATTCGTTAATTCGTCGACGTTCAGATTACGGGGGCTTCGGCTCCCGTTTTCTTTAGTGGGGGCTATATGGATTTCCTTGCGATGTTCTGTCTTGTTTTAACGCTGCTGACTTTAACGATTAGGGGATGACATGGAAGGCTGGTTCATTGTGATTTCGGTACTCGGCGCTTTTTGGATTCTCCTGTCATGAAAAAAATCGTCGTCGCGCTCGTCTTGTTATTCTCTTCAGCGCTTGCTTTGGCAGAGGATTATCACTGGCTTATGGGTGGTACTAAGTATTCCTCGCTTCAGAGCCTTTGCTCGGTCTATGGACCAACTACATATGGTGTGGGCGTTGTCGTTGACTACGTCACATATTCAAGCGGTGGTGCGTCAGGTACTTGTACATTTAAGCATCCTGCAAATAACTCATGGTCTGCAACTTCTGGTGTATTTGCGCGTTCAGGTGATGGCTGTGCCTCGCCAAAGATTTTCGATTCTGCCGCTAATGCATGTGTCACGCCTCCGGCCCCTGTTTGCACGGCTGGAAAAGAGTATGAAATTACTGTGCGTGCTGGATATGCAAACGACTCGCAAGGCCTTCCTACTAACTATGGTGGTTGCTCGATTGACGTTGTAAAGATTGAAAGGTGCTATTCAGAGGGCAAAGACTCTTCCGGCAAGACACCTGCGTTTTGTACCTTTCGCGTAAAAGAATCTGGCGCTCCTGCTCCTGCTGGTGAAACGCCTCCTTCGGGTGATATTCCTGCGCCGGACGCAAAGCCCGAATCTGTGCCTCCGTTCAATCCGGCGCAAGGGCAGGGCTGTCCAGCGGGTACTGTCAGTCTTGGTATCGATTCTACGGGTGGCAGCATTTGCGGTGGTTCTGGTTCCTCGCCAGCCGCGCCTCCTAAAACAGAAACTAAAACGAACACGCCGCCTGTGACGAACGCAGATGGCTCCACAACTAAAACCGATGTCACAACCCGAGTAAATAGCGACGGTAGTACGACCACCACGACCAAAACGACGACCACCGGCACCGATGGGAAGGTAACGACAAATGAAAGTGCTGTGACCGGTTCTAAGCCTAATGGCGGTGGCGCTGGTAAGGACGATACAAGCGACGAAAAGAAAGATGATTTTTGTCTTAAAAATCCCTCGCTGAACATCTGCAAAAATTCTGAAGTAAATGGCGGTGGCTGTTCCGCTGGTAATGACACTACTTCATGCACGGGCGATGCCATTCAGTGCGCAATTCTTCGCCAGCAGAAAAAAGAGTACTGCGAGAACACTAAAGAATCCGCGATAGGTACGTTGGGCAATCAACTCCTTGCGGGCAATGATCCTATGAAAACGCAGATCGACGCTGCCAAGGCCGGCACTCCTTTTGATCTTGGTAGCCAGTCATTTGATCAATCCAGTTTTGCCCCTTCCGCATGTTTTGGCACCAAGTCCGGTTCCGTCAATGGTCATGCGATTTCCATTGATTTCTCGCGTGCGTGTAGTTCCGCAACCAACATTCGTTTAGCTGTTATTGCCCTCTGTTCCTTGGTGGGCTTCTTGATCGTCGCACGTTCAATTTCGCAGGTGTAAATCATGTTCCTTGCTTACTTCATACCGGCATTAATGGGGGCGCTTGCGTCGATCATGGCGTCGCTCGTCGGTCGCGCCATCCTAGCCTTGGGTATCGGCTTCATTACTTATAACGGCGTGACCATCCTTTTAACCACTCTAAAGAATCAAGTCATTTCCAGCATCGGCGGGATCGGTGGCGATGCGCTTGCATTGATTGGTTACTTCTGGTTAGACAAGGGCATCAGCATCATATTTTCCGCATACACGATTGTGATTACGATGCGACTCGTTAATGGCTCTATGAAAAAAATGGTCTTCAAATGATTACTTTTATTACGGGCCTGCCGGGTCATGGCAAAACGCTTTATGCATTGAATTACATCAAGGCGTATTCAGAAAAAGAGCAACGTCAGGTCTACTATTCAGGCATCAAAGATTTGACGCTTCCATGGACCGAATTTAAGCCTGAAGAATGGATGAATTTGCCCTACGGCGCGATCATCGTTATCGATGAAGCCCAGTTTGTATTCCCGCGCAAACCAAATGGTTCTACGCTGCCAGACCATTACCAGCAATTAGCCGTTCATCGTCATAGCGGTTTCGATATCTTCGTTATCACGCAGCATCCAACCCTCCTGGACAACTTTGTCCGCCAGTTGGTCGGTCGCCACTTGCACATAATTCGTAAGTTCGGTTTGCAGCGCGCAAACGTTTGGGAATTTCAGTCGTCGTGTGCAACACCGCAATTGGCAGCAAGTCAGAAGGGCGCCATCCAGCATAAATTTAAATATCCGAAAGAGATTTACGGGTATTACAAATCTGCAGAGTTGCACACCGTAAAGCGCTCAATACCGATAAAAATTATTTTGGCTGCTGCCTTCTGTGTTGCCGCGCCTCTGTATGCGTACTACTCGTTCAACAAGCCTAAAAAAATAGATCATCCGAAACCATCTGAGCAAGTAACGCAAGTGCAGGTAGCGCAATCGGGCGTTATTAAAGCCAGCTACACAAATGCTTTGGAAGATGCAAAGCAATATATGTTTGAACGTACGTCCCGCGTCGATGGCCTGCCGCACACTGCGCCACGCTACGACGACGTGACAAAGCCCACGACTGCACCTGTTCCGACTTCGTGCATTGCCAGCAAAACGCGCTGTAGCTGTTATTCGCAGCAAGCGACGGTAATGAATGTTCCGGACTTGCTGTGTCGTTCAATTGTTGATCGCGGCTTCTTTGTTGACTTCCAAGATAAGCCGAATGTGCAGGCGTCGCAGCAGGTCTTAGATCGTCCTGACGGTCTGCCGCTGTCTCGCGCTTCAACTGCTGAGCAGTCGCGCTATTCAGCGATAGAAGCGCCTGTCGTTGCATCGTTCGCTACTGAGGACGGTTACGGCGAATTAGGCAAGCGGGGTGAGGGCGTAAGAAAACGTGTCGCAGATCATAACGCTCTGACGAATTAAGTAGCGGGGTATGGGCTGCAAGGCCCATGTAGACCTCTAACGCAACCAACTGACTACCAACCTATGCGCGCACCGAATCAACACCGTCAAAGCCCGTTCCCGCGCCATGCAAAACCGTTTTTGATTTTAATGCTCGGGCGTCGGGCGGCGAACGAAGTGCGCCAGACCGGCGGCGCGAAGCGCCGCTAAACTTGTATTAGGGATACTTAAGAACACGCGCTGAATTTCTGGCGTCCAAGGATAGAAAAGAGAAGTTCGCTTTTAGAAATAAAAATGCCCTGTAGGTTTGCAGACCTAGCAGGGCGTCCAGAAACCACTCTCGATGGCCGCTGAATGAATACAGAATACCAGCAAGATAACGAACTGTCATACGTTGCATTCGACAACGTTGTAAACCCACCCGCGCCACACGGCTGGCATCAAGCCGGTATCCGCAACACATGGGACGACGAGTACATCGCTCGCAAAACAGTGTTCGCAGATGGTCAGATGGAAATCTCCGTCTGCCGGGAAAAGAAATTCAACGGTTCAGCATTGATACGTAAGCCCAAGGCTAAACGCGGCGAATCAGAAAACCGCGAAGCAAACGATATTGACGCTGGCAAGGCCGCAAAGAAAAAAGTCCGTGAGAAATGCAAAACGATTGGCGCTGATCGCCTTGTAACGTTGACCTACCGCGAGAACATGACCGAACGCGAACAAGCACTCAAGGATTGGAAAGAGTTCACGCGCCGCCTACGCAAATGCATAGCGTTTCACTACGTCGCTGTAATGGAATTGCAGGAGAGGGGGGCGATACACTTCCACGTCGCCGTAGCAGGTCGCCAAAATTATCACCTCCTGCGCTCTATCTGGCAGTCAGTACTCGGCACCGGCGCTAATGGTCAAAAGATGGGGCAAATTAATGTCCGCAATCCTGCAAACTTCGGTTTCGGAAAAGATGGCATTCACAAGCTGGCCGCGTATCTAGCGAAGTACTGCACCAAGTCTATGGAATGCCGCGAAATAGATCAAAAACGATTCTTTTCCTCTCGCGGTATCGTCAAGCCGGAAGTGATCGCGTGGCGGCTTCATAGCAACGATATGCTATCAGCCTGTGAAGTGGCGTTTGCTATCGCGGCTGAGGGTAATCTCGATGGCATGGTCGTTTATCACAATAAGGGGCTGCAAACGATCTGGATTGCCACGGCTCCTGGGCTAAGTCCGGTCAACCCATTCGCTGCACCGTTTTGAGTTTATTAAAACCACCCGTATCGCTTTATTATCGGCAAAATTATTATTACAAATACGGTTGCGAAAGCTGGTACAGCGATATCTAAGATATAGAGGCGTGCTTGGTTGGCCCGATGATATCGTTTTACTGCTCCGTTAAAATCATTAATTCTCTCTATATCTACCTTGAGTAACTCATCTACTCGTTCTGCAGCTCGCCTTGCAATGTCTGATATCTGGGTGATGTTCGCCTCTACTAATTGTGCAAGTGGCACATCGGGGGCACCTAATCGTGTGGTATTGGTTCCCGCCAATGTTGACGTGATGCGTATTGAGTCTGGCTCTAACATCGCGATCCCTGTAACTAGAGTTTCATGCTCTGGTGGTCCCATCCGGCTATGCTTCTTCTTAATGTGTTCTACTTTCCATTGCATCAGTTCGGCATACAGATGATATGCATAATTTATTGCAAACCAAATGAGACAAATTATTAAACCTACATCGACCAAGTTTTTGGGTGGCTTAACGCCAAAGAACGTTAATTGGGATGCGTCAATAGATGAGTGGAAGTTGACAATGCAGAGGACCGCAACGAAGAGTAGATTTCGCCGATACCGTTGCAAAAGGTCAGACAGAGAAAAGAACTTGGATTCCATAGTTTTAATTTCCATTGTTAACAATACTGTCCGTAATGCGTTCAATTTCTGCTGGTCTTGAAAGTTCGGCGTTTGCTGCTCTATGCCGCTTTTCTGCTTCAAGTATTTTTCTCATCATGATCGTATAGTCTCCTTCGAAGACTTCGCCTGGTGCTAGAGGCTTTTTCTCATACCAATATTTACCCGGCGTCGTCTTGTCTAGGTCGTAGCATTCCAAGTTGGTCAGCATTATTCCTTTACCGTTGATTTCGTGACAAATTTTGTTTCGCGCCGATGCTGTGTGCATGATGCATATCAGTGCAAGTGCCAGTGCTGATTTCATCGATTGTTTTCTTATTATCTGGAAAGCAAATGATATTGCCAGAAATCAATCCTAGTTTTAATCTTTGGTCGCCAAATCCCATTTGCCGCATCGTCA